TTGGAATCAATAAACACGTCGCGGATGATTTGCGGTTCACCAGGCCACCAAGTGCTGCCTTCCACAAACTGATCGTTTTCCACGCGCATGATGTCGCGGCTCGGCTGAATCAACCGTTCACGCCGCCGCCCACCCTCTTGCACCTCCAATCGCCAAAGCTCGAGGGGTATGGATGCGTCTACGGCTTTTTCGGAATGTTGAGTGCCATCCCTCAAATCCCAGAACGCTTCTTGCGCTTTGTCGAACACGTAATCATCAGGGCGCGCCAACCGCCGCGCGTTGTTGACTGCTTCTTGCAAAGCAACTTCTCTTGCCGCTGTACGCTCTTCAATTGTTGTCATTGTGCGGCTCTTTCTAATTCTTCGATCGATTGTTCGTTGACCCAATCCGTCAAGTTGGCCCAACCATTTGCAGCGCAATGGCCGTGATGGCAGCGGAATGCACCGTAATAATCATTCTCAGCGGCAGGTTCACGGATGGCAGCGCCGTTGTCAACACCGCCGCCGTGATCGTCTTTCCATGGGCAGCTCATTTCTGTCCAGCCGCTCAAATCTGGCTCGTGCTTCTTGAGCATGTTGTGCTGGTCAAGCCACTTGTGAATTGTCGCGAACATGCGATTGCGCTCAATCGCTTCTTCGCTCGGGAGTTTTTCCCGATTGACCCTGCGCCCCATGATCTTGAGCTGGAAGCCGTCCAACAACTCTTGCGGCGTCCAGCGCGAGCCGTTGTGTTCCGCTGTGCGCGTTGTCCAACCGCCGTAAGCCTTCTTGCCGTTGAGGTGTCCAGGTAACCTGCCGACGCGCGTCACGCCACTCATCCCAGGATCAGCGCCCAACAACTTGCCAGAGATGAACGCGCGGATGAGCCCATCAAAGCGCGCCATGTCACGCTCTGGCTCGTGCAAGAAATACCACCACTGCTCGTTGCCCGGCGATGTTTCGATCTTCCACGTTGGCTGCATGGCGTCGACGAACGCTCGATCCACCTTGGTGCCCACGTCGTCCACCATGAGCGCGCAGCCGGCACTGAACGTCTCGGTGCGGCGGCGGTAGGTGCCGTCCTGAGCGCGGCGGAACGCGCCCACCGTGACGTAGGCGTTCTGGGCGCAGGGGAAGGGTACCTGCTCGCCTGGGCGCCAGGGTCGGGGTCGCCAAGCTGTTGGCCCTGCTTGGTGCGGGTCACCAGGAAACCCACACAAAATTAGCCGTTCGTCGTCGCCCAAGCCTCGGGCCAGGTCGACCAAAAAATCCACAGATTCGCTCATGTTTTTCCTTTCTGCGTTGTTTTATAACGATATTTTGCTGTTTTCGCCTTTCTGATGGCTGGCCACACACGATCTGTTGAAAATATGTTGCCGGCAAGCCGTTTTCGCGATATGATACCAGCTCGACCAAGGCAGAACTCAGAAAGGAAAACGGATCATGGCTCGAATTGCTAAAGTTGGAAAGTCGGAAGTCTACGCTGCTCACCTCGAACAATCGAAAGGTGAGCGTGGAGATTGTGCTGTGCGCGCTGTTGCTGCTCTTACAGACACCAGCTACGAAGTTGTACACTCCATCATGACGCGCCGTGGTCGCAAGCACGGCAAAGGCACGGCGTGGGCGATCATTTGGGCAACGATCGAAGAACTCGGCTTCACCGTCGCCGTGCGCAACGCCACGAGCTTCATCCAACGCTATCCCGGCTCGCACGCCACGGCGCTCAAGTCCGTCACCACACATCATCCCGATCGTTTCCCTGACGTTTGGAAAGATGGCAAGCGTTACATGATCTCCACCCGTGCGCACGTGCTGGCCGTGATCAACGGTGTCAACCACGACTGGACGCGCGGCAAAGCCAAGCGCGCCATCAAGATCTACGAAATCGTCCGCAAATAACTCAGAAAGGAATATCACCATGTCGCGCCCATCACTTCAGAACCCACAGATCAGCGTCGGCGTCGTCACCACCGGCTACGCCTCGCGTCAGAACACCGAAGATGGCCCAATCGAGATCTGGGTCGATGTCTTCCTGGTCGGCGCTGACGATGCCACAGGCCGTCGCTGGATCCTTGCCGAGCGCGAGTTCAGCACCGAAGACGCCGCTGCCGCCCTGGTCGCCAAGCTCACCCACGACCCGATCTCGGCCCCTGCGCAGTGGCTGACTTCGTCTCCGGCCTACGGCAGCGAAGCCTGGGGCATCGACGATGAGCGCGACCTCGCCTGCTTTGAGGCCGACGCTTACAACGAGCCTCGGCCCCAGTGGTAGGCCCGAACATGAAAACCGAAAATAACCCAGAAAGGAAATTGATTATGAACACCACGATCACTCGCACCTTCGCTGCTGCTGCGCTGCCGCTCGTGCACGCGCAAATCGCGAAAGCCGTGAAGCTTGCCACTCGCCTCGGCGCACCGCAACCCCTGGTCACGATCTCGGACGTCTACCAAGCTGAGACTGGCCGCTCGAACCAGATCACTGGCGTCAAGATCACCAAGGCCGTTTTCGACGCTGACATCACCATCGCGCCGCTCCAGTACAACGGCTGGACGCTGCGCGCGCGCATCGAGCATGACGCGCGCATCGGCACGCTCGTCCACTGCGTCCCCGGCCAGAGCGTGCCGGAAGCCTACCGCTCCGCCGCGCCCACGTGCGACCACTGCCAAGCCAAGCGCGCGCGCAAGGACACCTTCGTCCTGCAGCACGATGACGGTCGTTGGTTCCGCGTCGGTCGCCAGTGCGTTGCTGATTTCCTGGGCCACAGCGTCAACTTCTACTTTGGCGAACGCATCCTGGGCGAATTGAACGACGACGCCTTCTGGGATGGCCTCGGTCGCATCGAGCCGTCGTACTCAGTCGCTGACGAGCTCGTGCCGCTGGCTGCAGGGATCATCACCGAGATCGGCTTCATCTCGCGCAAGTCGGCTGAGATAGATGGCGGCACCACGACATCATCGCTGCTGATGGTCGCGATCAACCCCATCGACGCTCGCTCGCTCAGAGGTGACCCGATCACTTACGCTTATGGCCGCGAAGATCTGACTTCCAGCGAACTCGCTGCGCGCGCGTGGGTCGCTGCCGCCGCTCTGCCGACCACGTTCGTCGCCGACTTCTGCGCGTACTGGGCTGATGTTGCGGCGCGCAATGAGTTCGAAGATAACTGCCAGAAAATCGTCGCCACCAAAGAGATCACCACGAAGCACTTCGGCTTGTTCGCGGCTGCGGTGTTCTGCTACTTCCGCCACCTCGGCCAGATCGCTGAACGCACAGCGAAGCCTGCTGCCGGTGAATCTCACCACGTCGGAGAAGTCGGCAAGCGCGAAGTGTTCTCTGGCCTGACCTGCACCAAGGTCATCTCGCTCGACACCGACTTCGGCACGCTGCACATCAACAAGCTGCTCGACGCCGCTGGCAACATCATCGTTTGGAAGACCGGCTCTCACCGGCTGGCCGAAGGTGAAACCTACACTGGCAAGTGCACGGTGAAAAAGCACGACGCATACCAAGGCATCAAGCAGACAATCGTCAGCCGCTGCGCTCTCCAGCAAGGAAATTGATCATGTTCATTCGTTTTTACAACACCGGCATCCTGCCCACTGGCATTCCAAAAATTGGCAGCGGTTGGCGAGCCTTGTTTGTGCAAGAGCGCCGCAAGTATGCTCTGGTCCTGGATTGGGTGACCGGCGATACCGCTAAGGTGTGCAAGACGCTGCTGCGTGGCGCGCAAACAGATCTGCCACGCAAGCTGGTCGTCACCCGCTGCATCGCCAGGATTTCTGCGGGCAGGAAGCGCACCGAGATAGAGCGCGCGGCTTGCAGCAGAAAACAACCCGCAACAATAGGTGCCGCATGAACAGAACAATCAACGCGCGTTTCGCTGGCACCTGCCATTGCAGCCGCCAGTTTGCCCAAGGTGCGCGGATCACCGTCGACGCCATCAAGCGCGTGATCGCTTGTTACGACTGCATCGCAGATCGCAAAACTGAGACCATGCGTCGCATCCTAGTTGCCATCGACCCCATCGACCCCAAAAAAGGAGACTGACATGTTAGAATACGTAAAAGACACCATCGCTCTTGTTCTACTGTTTGCTTTGTTCTACTGCCTCTTGATCATCACAGCTTAACTCAGAAAGGAACTTCACCATGATCAACTTCAAAACAGCCACCACCACCGAGCTCGTCACGTTCTACAACCAGCACGCCACCAAGCCCATCACCAAGTTCGCCGATCGCAAGACCGCCGAGCGCCGTGTTGCTGCCCTGCTCATATCACTCGACAACACGCGCCAACCGCTGCACGTCAACAAAAAGACAAATCGTGGCGCAGCCATAGCGGCGTCCTGGCAAGACAAGAGCGTAGCCGCGCGCCGCGCCGCGCGTCACAATGTTCTGGTCGTCACGCCAAAAGGCGGACAGATCCAGCACAAGTCTGTGCGTCAAGCCTTCATGGTGTTGGCGCTGCCTCTGGGCCAGCACATAAAGTTTCGTGGCGAACTCAAAGCCTCTGGCAGCGCAGAATTCGGCGGCTTTAGGTTCAAGTTGGTGAACCGTTGAAAAAGCATTTGCCGGCATTTGTCAAATCAACGACAATGCATTTCAGAAAGGAGAATGGATTATGAACATAACTGTCCGCATCACGAGCAACTATGGTCAGCGCGCGGTATATCCAGTTTGCGAGACGTCTTACAAATTGGCTGCGTTGATTGGCACCAAGACGTTTACGGATCGAGTTATCAAGCAGCTCAAGGAACTAGACTACACAATTCACGCTGAACAACACCCCACTCTTTAGAAAGGACAACTCTCATGACTTTACCATTAGCAGCGCTCGCCGACACTCACGCACCGCAGCTTTCCAGCCGGTACCAATTCATTTCCACCCAAACCATCATCGAACGTTTTGCGGAAGAAAACTGGCACGTTGAAACGGCGCACACGGCCAAGCCGCGCAAGCGCAACAATGCGTTCACCAAGCACGTCATCGACTTCCGCAATCCTGAATTGAAGCCTGTAAACGGCGCTGTCCCGCGCATCTTGTTCGTCAACAGCCATGATGGCACGTCGCGCGCCAAGGTGTTGGCCGGCATATTCAGCTTTGCTTGCGAAAACGGCTTGGTGGTCGGCACCACGGCTCACCACGAAGCTGTTCGCCACACCGGCGACGCTGCTGCTGATCTGGTTTCTCGCATGCGCGAGATTGCGCGGTCGTCTGCAGATCTGTGCAACGTCATCGAGCGTTGGTCCAAGACAAAGTTGACTAAGCCGCAGCGCCGCCAGTTCGCGCTCTTTGCGGCACAGCTGCGTTGGGGCAATGCGCAACTGTATTCTCCGGACTCGCTGCTGGAGGTGCTGCGCGAAGAAGATGATCGCGGCGATTTGTGGGCCACGTTCAACGTCATCCAGGAACACACGGTGCGCGGCGGCGCTGAAGGTGTGAGTCGCACAGGCCGCATGACGCGCGCTCGTCCATTGAACGGCATCACGCGCTCGTTGGATTACAACTCACAACTTTGGCGGCTTGCCGAAGAAGTTTCTGGCTGGTAAGGAGAATCAAAATGCCCACAATCATTCGTGACCGTTCCGCTGTGCGCGGAGCTCAAATTGAAGATCTCAATCACACATACGGTCAACTCAGCAACGATGCCGGTTTCAAAGGTTTCAAGTCTCGCGCGGCAGCGGAAGTGCAAGTTGATATGCTGCTTTTAAAAATAAATCCATTTCAAGAGGGTACGATTAGCCACAAATTGCACGAAGAAATTTCTAATCAAAAACCCATCGAGCCGCGTTCTGAAAGCGGCGAAGCGCGGAAGCGCGTTGTCGTCCAGCGCGTGATGGCCACGTTCACAGGTGAATCCAAGCCGCAGACAGGTTCCCTGCGCAATCAGATCTTGCTGTTCATTCAGCAGTGTGAAAACCACACCTGCACAGCCAAAGAGCTGCAAGAACAATTCAAGCAACCCATTCGTGGTCACTTGCAAAAGCTGATCGAAAAGCATCATCTCGTTACGATTGAAGAAGAATGAGCAATCCGCTAACAATCGTTGGGGCTGGATTGGCGGGACTTGTGGCTGCGCATGCGTGGCCACAAGCTCCGGTGTTCGAGGCTTCAGTCTCGCCGCGCGCCGGGCACAAGGCGTTGTTGCGGTTCCGCAGCGACGCTGTGAGCCACCTTGTGGGCATTGAATTCCGCAAAGTTCGCGTTCACAAAGGCATTTGGGCTGATGGCGCTTTTCAAGCACCTTCAATCTTGTGGGCCAACAATTATTCTCAAAAGGTTTTGCAAGGTCAGCTGCGCGGCGACCGCTCCATTTGGAGCATCGATCCGGTTGAGCGGTTCATTGCGCCGGACAATCTTTATGAACAACTGATCGATGCGGTGGGCAACCGTGTGCGTTGGGATTCTCCTGTTGATTTCGCCGACAGCAAATCATCAATCATTTCCACCGCACCGCTGCCTTTGGTTTTGAAAGCACTGAACATCGCCGCGCCGGTAGAATTTCCGCGCGCGGCGATACGTGTTGTGCGTTGGAGGATCAGCAACTGCGATGTGTTTCAGACAACGTACTTCCCAGAGCCTTGGCTCAATGTTTATCGCGCATCAATTACGGGCGACACGCTGATTGTTGAATCCGTCGGCGAACTCACGAAAGACGACACGCATGAAGTTGGTCGTGCATTCGGTATTTGTTTAGAGGACAATCAATTTTTGGAAAGCATTGATCAAAAGTATGGCAAGATCGCTTCGATTGATGATGCCGTACGCAAGCAGTTGCTGTTCACGTTGACGCACAACCACACCATCTATTCGCTTGGGCGCTTTGCAACGTGGCGCAACATCTTGTTGGATGACGTTGTCAACGACATCGCTGCCATCAAGCGCTTGTTGAAAACCAACAGCGCATATGACGCGCGCAAGGCGGCGACATGAAGTGTTCTTTTTGTGGGGCGGACAGCCGCGTGACTGATCGCAAGGTTTTACCTGAAAAGCACTGCGTCGTGTTGTATCGCGCGTGCACCCGGCAACACCGCTTCATGACGGCTGAAGTTTACATCTCGCAACTTGCAGATGCACGCGAGATGAGTTGCGCGGTGCGCAACATCACACGGCGCATTCAGCGTTTTCAGCGCGACATGGCCATTGCATCAGACGCGCGTCCGGTGCGTGACGTGGCTGATGCGTTCAACTTGACAGAAACGCGCGTGCGTCAGATTTGTTCGGCGATGAGACCCTTGCTTAAAATTTCAAAGCGGAAGAAGATAATTAAACTCAGAAAGGAAACGACCAATGAAAGCAACACTAATAAGTTTCACTCCGGAAGCAAAGGAGCTGTTGATCTTCACCAAGTCCACAAGGCTCACCATGAGTCCCGGCTTGATGAACGAAATTCGCGCTTGGTCCGAGGAAAGAAAGCTCGCTGAATTAGAATACATGGCCAACACGATCCCCAGCAGCTGGGAATTTGTTGACTACGTATTCATGATTGAAGGTGTGAGCCGCGCGTTCACTCATCAGTTTGTTCGCTCTCGCCAAGGTTCTTACGCGCAACAAACCATGCGCGTGCTCAATATGGGTGAGTACGATTACGTCATGAGCGACCGAGTCCACGCCAACATACAAGCGCGCGGTTTGGTCGACATCATCAACCAAAACATCCGCTCTGTTTACAATCAACTCGTCGCGATGGGTCTTCCCGCCGAAGACGCACGCGGCATCCTGCCCACCAACATCGCCACCAACATCGTTGCCAAGTTCAACTTGCGCGCGTTTGTTGATCTGGCCAAGAGCCGCACAGGCGGACGCACGCAAGGCGAATATCAAGCCGTCATGAACGCCATGGTGGATGAAGTTCTCAAGGTTCACCCTTGGGCAGACAAATTCATGTTCCAACAAGGACGTGATTACTTCGCCGAAATCGAGCAGTTTGCCGAGGAAGAGTATGGCGGCGACCTGCTTAAAAAGGGTCGGTTGCTGAAGATGGTCGACAAGATGCGCAAAGGAGAGTGAGTCATGAAATACTTATGCATCGATGGTCCTTTTTCTGGCCGCAAACTCTGGTTGCGTTCCGGCGGACACACCCTGGTTTTCAGCATGCATGGCTTCACGGGTCGGTATGTGCCGGCAGGCGTGGACCAAGTTCGTTGGGAGAGCCGGGCATGACGCGCATCAATTGTGTGCCGCCGACGGAGCTTTCGCGCCAGCACCTGCTGGCTGAATACCGTGAGCTGCCGCGTGTGTTCAAGTTGGCGGCGGAAGCCTTCAGGCGCGGCACCAAGGTCGTCGCACCTGCTCAATACACGTTGGGCGCTGGTCACGTCAAGTTCTTTTATTCTCGGCTGGCTTATTGCGCAGCGCGGTTCCAAGCGCTGCGCACGGAAATGTTGTGCCGAGGGTACAAGCCGAATTACGATCATCCGCCTTTGGTCAACGTCGGCCAGGAGTGGTGGCAAGACTGGTTGCCAACCGCTGCCGCTCTCGACGTGAACCGCCGCCGGATTTTAGAAAGGACAACTCAGAGATGACCAAGTTCATCATCGTTGATTTAGACAATTGCATCGCTGACGATGCTTGGCGCATTCCCAAGATCAATTGGAGCAAGCCGACGCCAATGGCTCGCTATCATGATTACCACTTGTTGAGCGGCTTTGATGAAATTGGTAACCTCCGCATTTTCGACGAGCACGCTGATTGTTCGCCAATCATCTTCACCGCGCGCCCGGCGCTTTATCAGGCGCTCACGCGCGAATGGCTGGCGCGG